TACCCCCTTACACACATACCCAAACACCAAACAAGATACCAAAGAAGCGCAATCAACCGCAATACAATTGCCCGTACCCGATACCAACAAAGCGCAATAACACAACATAGCCCGAAACGAAACCGAAAACCGAAAACCAACCCCCGCCGCCATTGGCTTTGCCATTTGCCCGAAGGAAAACACACCCCCAGTTTTAAAACGTCACCCCCCACACGTCTAAGCGAGGTTGCGCTGCAATCCATTAATTAAATTAATTGTCAGAATTTTCAAATTTTTTTTTTTGGGTGTTTTGTTTTTTTCGTTTGGTCGGTGGTGAATCTGTGATTTTGTGGTATATTTGTGAAAATTGATTTGATGGCACTTGGTATAACACAGCCCCCTTTTAAATCTTACAGTGGATTTGGTAGAATGAATTCACCGGTTAGTAGATTGCCATTTTTGCAAGAAGGCGAAGATGCGGCTAGTGGTGAATTGCTGTCAAGAATATCTCAACAGGTTTCTCAGCAAGAGGCTCAACAACCAAAGAAAAAACAAAAAGAAGAACCATCGTTTGGTAAAAAAATGCTTGGCAAAGCTGCGAATGTTTTTGCTGATGTAATGACAAACGAGGCTTTTACAAACCCTATAACTGGACCGCTTTTCAATGCGTCTTTATTAACCAGAAAAGCGTTAAGAAATATTTCGGAAAACGTAAATCCATACAACTACAATGATGTGGATATGCAAACCGGTGAGCAAATGCCTTGGCTTGGTCGTGCAGTAAATACAGCCCTTGGAGAAAAAGAGCCAAATAGAGTTTTAACTGAAAAGGCCGCACAGCAAGGCGTTGACCCATACACTGGTATGCCATCAAACGAAGCAAGAACAAGATTGGACTTGTTGAATATGTTAGCAAACAAGCCTCAGCAATATAATACCCTTGAGGAATCAGAATATACACCATCTGTTGGCGCAGAGAAAGGTTCAAAATACATGAAGTCGGCAGCTATTGAAAGCGACATCTTGAACAATATGTTTACCCAAACAGAACAAGGTAGAAAAATTCTAGAATCTGGAATTCGCTCAGAAGCCGATTTGGAAAAACTATTGACAGAATCGGGCTTGCCTTACGAAAAAGGTAAAGGTGGTTATGTAATGAAAGTTCCGGGTCTTGGGCAAGGAACACTAGGCGTTAAAAAAGATAAAAAGGGCACATACCTTAGCTACTCTGATGTATGGGATATAAACCCATCAAGCGGAATGTATTCTGAAGATAATAACAACCTATTGACTACCGCTCTTGGTAAATTTGCCAAAGCCGGATTTGTTTCTCCTCAAAAAGTTTACGGAAGAATATACTTTGATGAGAAAACGGGTAAACCTAAAAAATAATCTTTCTCTTTATTTTTTTACTAAAAGCCATATAAGCTAACCAAATAGTTAGAATTGGCCAAATAATGCAAAATACCCATACGTTAATTTCCTCGTAAGTTATACCAAGAATGTAAGCAATGCTTTCCAAGATGTAAACACAGTCGTTAAAAGTCTCAATCATTGTTTTAAATTTTATATTGCAAAAATAATATTTGATTTGTTAATCAAAAGTTAAAAGGTATTTTCATTATATTTGTCTTAGCAATAAGATTTAGTTAAGGTCGCACGCCCCTGTATATTTTTATATGGGGGCTTTTTATTAAATTTATTTTTTTAATTAAATTAATTAATATACTTTTGTTCTAAAATAAAACAAATACACATGGCACGACATCCAGACCCAGAATCAGTATCAAACAAAGTTGCTCAGTTGCAACTAAGCGAAACTATTGTACTAAATAACCCATACACATCAGTAATGGTAATGGTTTCTAATCTCAAAAGAAAAGAAGAACACAAAGACAAGACTTTCAAAATTAAATCTCTTGATGCAGCGACCCACGTAACAAGAGTGAAATAATAAAACGGCCTTAACTAATGACAACTAAAGAACTACTGCAATTGGTGGATAACCAAATCGCAAACGCACGCACATTTAAAGAACTCTGCAACATAGAGCAACCAAAAGAATGGATTAAAACAAAGAAGTCTGTTTCAAATGAAACTGAATACGAATTCAATGAAGTAGAATTGATTGAAAGCCTTTGTGACAAAGTGTTTGATGACTGGCACTATGAGATAATTTTTTCTCCAATTGTATATCAAGATAAAAATGGTGTATCAGTAACACAGACAGTGAAGTTATTTTACTCTAGTGGCGGAAAGGAATATATACAAACAGGAACCGCAACTGAATACGTAAACTCAATGAAATTATTATCATTGGCTACACCAAAGTGTTCTACAATGGCATTTAAAAATGCTTGCAGAAAAGTTGGTAAGCTATTTGGTGGTGGACTTAATAGAGGAACAGAAGAAGCGGATTTACCAACTGTTGTAATAGAAAAAGAATCACCAGACAGGGCAGAGCAGAGGTACAAATTACTAATAGATGATTGCAATACTATCGCTGAATTAAAAACATACCAATTCGTAATTCCCAAATCACTAAAGGAATACTACGAAGAAAAACTTAAAACCTTAAAAGCTAAATAACATGATAGACTTTTCTAAAACCCTTATTCGCTCTAGTTCCGTAGGTTATTTGATGACAGAACCACAATCAAAAGCAGCAAAAGATGCCGGAGAATTATCAAAAACTGCAAAATCACACCTATTAGACGTATATATTGCTGAGAAATACGGCAGAAAGAGAGATATTCAGACAAAGCAAATGAGAAAGGGAGTTGAAGTAGAAGAAAATTCTATTGATTTGCTATCAAGATACCTAAAGAAGCACCTTCAGAAGAATGAAGAACGTATACAAAACGATTTTATTACAGGATTGCCAGATATTTTTGAAGGAGAAAGCGTAACAAATGCAGATATTATCACAGATATTAAGTCTAGTTACGATTTATGGACATTTCTAGGCAATATTCCTGATAAATTGGATAATCTATACTACTGGCAGTTGATGTCTTATATGTGGCTTACAAACGCAGAGCAGGCGTATATCGCTTATTGCTTAGTAAATACCCCAGATAGCATCATTGAGCAGGAGAAATACTACCTATTGAAGAAAATGGATGTAATATCAGAAGAAAGCCCTGAATTTGTAAAGGAGTCAGCTAAAATTACATTCAACATGACCTTTGATGACATAGATGTTGCAGAAAGAATACTATTATTCAAGGTAGAAAGAGATGAACACGAGATAATGAAGATACAAAACAAGGTAGAAAGAGCAAGAGAATACCTAGTTGAGCTAGAAAGCACACATAAAAACTTCAATATTGGCAAGATATAACAAACTTTTTAACATATTCTGTTGATAAAATGTTTATAATTTATATTACATAAATGCTTAACTTAGTATCATGAAAGGAAAATTAAATAAACTAGGTGTTATGAACGGATTGTGGAATAACATCAGAGCCAAATCCGGTAGTGGAAAGAAGCCAACTAAGGAAATGTTGGAACAAGAGAAGAAGATTAAAAAAGAAGAAAAAAAATAGTCATGGAACAGCAACCTCCTAAGAAAACATTATTAAGCCCTAAAAGAGTAATGGAAATATCTGATTCTTTAAGAAAAGAAAGTGGATTAGCAGGGGTAGGTTCTCCATTATCTACTTTAAATAAAAACTCAACATCTGCTGATTCCGCAAATGCATATAAAGCTGCTTTTGATAGAATTGATGAAGCAGAAAAAAATAAAAAAAATGCTGAAAGGTATAGGTCTTTGGCTGTAAAAGCTGTATTAAATAAAATGAAGAAATGATACACAAAACTCCAGCTTGGACAAGAAGTGAAGGCAAGAATGAAAAGGGCGGCCTAAATGCTAAAGGTCGTGCATCATACAATGCAGAGACTGGTGGTAATTTAAAAGCTCCTGTAAAATCAGGAACTAATCCAAGACGTGTATCTTTTGCAGCAAGATTTGCAGGCATGAAAGGACCAATGAAAAAACCTAATGGAGAGCCAACAAGAAAAGCATTGGCATTAAGAGCTTGGGGTTTCAGAAGTGTAGAGTCAGCTAGGAATTTTGCAAATACCCATAAGAAGTCATAATAAATATAATTAAATTAATTAAAATATGCTACAATCTTAACCGAAAGTAGCATTTTTTATTTCTATGAAACAGAAAGTAATACTAAACATCACACCCCAAACACACGTAAGAGCAACACAAGGAGATTCAATATTCTTTAGAATACCAAGAGAAAAGCTAAGGCCATCAGGTTTAAGTAGATTACTCAGACTAGAGAAATATAATCAGTACAAAGTAGACTTACTAGCAGAAGCAAAGTCAAAGTCATTTGTCATGCCACCTCAAGGAGCTTCCATAACATTCTTTATACCAGTTCCGGCATCTTGGTCCAAGAAAAAGAAAAAGCTACATCATGGGATTTTACACCAATCCAAACCAGACCTAGACAATTTACTTAAAGCTTTTGGGGATTCCCTTATTTCCGAAGATAAGTACATAGCACATTATGGAGAGCTTTCTAAGAGATGGGTAGACTTTGAAACAGGATGGATTCAGATAGAGATAACCGAACCAACCGAAGTATTAATTACGCCTCCTGCCAAAGAATAGGCTTTTATGAGTATTATATATACTCTAACAATCTATTTAACATAATATTAATTATAAGATAAAATAATACAGCCAAAAATTATAGTTAACTATAATTTTTGGCTGTATTATTTTATCTTATAATTAATATTATGTTAAATAGATTGTTAGAGTATATATAATACTCATAAAAGCCTATTCTTTGGCAGGAGGCGTAATTAATACTTCGGTTGGTTCGGTTATCTCTATCTGAATCCATCCTGTTTCAAAGTCTACCCATCTCTTAGAAAGCTCTCCATAATGTGCTATGTACTTATCTTCGGAAATAAGGGAATCCCCAAAAGCTTTAAGTAAATTGTCTAGGTCTGGTTTGGATTGGTGTAAAATCCCATGATGTAGCTTTTTCTTTTTCTTGGACCAAGATGCCGGAACTGGTATAAAGAATGTTATGGAAGCTCCTTGAGGTGGCATGACAAATGACTTTGACTTTGCTTCTGCTAGTAAGTCTACTTTGTACTGATTATATTTCTCTAGTCTGAGTAATCTACTTAAACCTGATGGCCTTAGCTTTTCTCTTGGTATTCTAAAGAATATTGAATCTCCTTGTGTTGCTCTTACGTGTGTTTGGGGTGTGATGTTTAGTATTACTTTCTGTTTCATAGAAATAAAAAATGCTACTTTCGGTTAAGATTGTAGCATATTTTAATTAATTTAATTATATTTATTATGACTTCTTATGGGTATTTGCAAAATTCCTAGCTGACTCTACACTTCTGAAACCCCAAGCTCTTAATGCCAATGCTTTTCTTGTTGGCTCTCCATTAGGTTTTTTCATTGGTCCTTTCATGCCTGCAAATCTTGCTGCAAAAGATACACGTCTTGGATTAGTTCCTGATTTTACAGGAGCTTTTAAATTACCACCAGTCTCTGCATTGTATGATGCACGACCTTTAGCATTTAGGCCGCCCTTTTCATTCTTGCCTTCACTTCTTGTCCAAGCTGGAGTTTTGTGTATCATTTCTTCATTTTATTTAATACAGCTTTTACAGCCAAAGACCTATACCTTTCAGCATTTTTTTTATTTTTTTCTGCTTCATCAATTCTATCAAAAGCAGCTTTATATGCATTTGCGGAATCAGCAGATGTTGAGTTTTTATTTAAAGTAGATAATGGAGAACCTACCCCTGCTAATCCACTTTCTTTTCTTAAAGAATCAGATATTTCCATTACTCTTTTAGGGCTTAATAATGTTTTCTTAGGAGGTTGCTGTTCCATGACTATTTTTTTTCTTCTTTTTTAATCTTCTTCTCTTGTTCCAACATTTCCTTAGTTGGCTTCTTTCCACTACCGGATTTGGCTCTGATGTTATTCCACAATCCGTTCATAACACCTAGTTTATTTAATTTTCCTTTCATGATACTAAGTTAAGCATTTATGTAATATAAATTATAAACATTTTATCAACAGAATATGTTAAAAAGTTTGTTATATCTTGCCAATATTGAAGTTTTTATGTGTGCTTTCTAGCTCAACTAGGTATTCTCTTGCTCTTTCTACCTTGTTTTGTATCTTCATTATCTCGTGTTCATCTCTTTCTACCTTGAATAATAGTATTCTTTCTGCAACATCTATGTCATCAAAGGTCATGTTGAATGTAATTTTAGCTGACTCCTTTACAAATTCAGGGCTTTCTTCTGATATTACATCCATTTTCTTCAATAGGTAGTATTTCTCCTGCTCAATGATGCTATCTGGGGTATTTACTAAGCAATAAGCGATATACGCCTGCTCTGCGTTTGTAAGCCACATATAAGACATCAACTGCCAGTAGTATAGATTATCCAATTTATCAGGAATATTGCCTAGAAATGTCCATAAATCGTAACTAGACTTAATATCTGTGATAATATCTGCATTTGTTACGCTTTCTCCTTCAAAAATATCTGGCAATCCTGTAATAAAATCGTTTTGTATACGTTCTTCATTCTTCTGAAGGTGCTTCTTTAGGTATCTTGATAGCAAATCAATAGAATTTTCTTCTACTTCAACTCCCTTTCTCATTTGCTTTGTCTGAATATCTCTCTTTCTGCCGTATTTCTCAGCAATATATACGTCTAATAGGTGTGATTTTGCAGTTTTTGATAATTCTCCGGCATCTTTTGCTGCTTTTGATTGTGGTTCTGTCATCAAATAACCTACGGAACTAGAGCGAATAAGGGTTTTAGAAAAGTCTATCATGTTATTTAGCTTTTAAGGTTTTAAGTTTTTCTTCGTAGTATTCCTTTAGTGATTTGGGAATTACGAATTGGTATGTTTTTAATTCAGCGATAGTATTGCAATCATCTATTAGTAATTTGTACCTCTGCTCTGCCCTGTCTGGTGATTCTTTTTCTATTACAACAGTTGGTAAATCCGCTTCTTCTGTTCCTCTATTAAGTCCACCACCAAATAGCTTACCAACTTTTCTGCAAGCATTTTTAAATGCCATTGTAGAACACTTTGGTGTAGCCAATGATAATAATTTCATTGAGTTTACGTATTCAGTTGCGGTTCCTGTTTGTATATATTCCTTTCCGCCACTAGAGTAAAATAACTTCACTGTCTGTGTTACTGATACACCATTTTTATCTTGATATACAATTGGAGAAAAAATTATCTCATAGTGCCAGTCATCAAACACTTTGTCACAAAGGCTTTCAATCAATTCTACTTCATTGAATTCGTATTCAGTTTCATTTGAAACAGACTTCTTTGTTTTAATCCATTCTTTTGGTTGCTCTATGTTGCAGAGTTCTTTAAATGTGCGTGCGTTTGCGATTTGGTTATCCACCAATTGCAGTAGTTCTTTAGTTGTCATTAGTTAAGGCCGTTTTATTATTTCACTCTTGTTACGTGGGTCGCTGCATCAAGAGATTTAATTTTGAAAGTCTTGTCTTTGTGTTCTTCTTTTCTTTTGAGATTAGAAACCATTACCATTACTGATGTGTATGGGTTATTTAGTACAATAGTTTCGCTTAGTTGCAACTGAGCAACTTTGTTTGATACTGATTCTGGGTCTGGATGTCGTGCCATGTGTATTTGTTTTATTTTAGAACAAAAGTATATTAATTAATTTAATTAAAAAAATAAATTTAATAAAAAGCCCCCATATAAAAATATACAGGGGCGTGCGACCTTAACTAAATCTTATTGCTAAGACAAATATAATGAAAATACCTTTTAACTTTTGATTAACAAATCAAATATTATTTTTGCAATATAAAATTTAAAACAATGATTGAGACTTTTAACGACTGTGTTTACATCTTGGAAAGCATTGCTTACATTCTTGGTATAACTTACGAGGAAATTAACGTATGGGTATTTTGCATTATTTGGCCAATTCTAACTATTTGGTTAGCTTATATGGCTTTTAGTAAAAAAATAAAGAGAAAGATTATTTTTTAGGTTTACCCGTTTTCTCATCAAAGTATATTCTTCCGTAAACTTTTTGAGGAGAAACAAATCCGGCTTTGGCAAATTTACCAAGAGCGGTAGTCAATAGGTTGTTATTATCTTCAGAATACATTCCGCTTGATGGGTTTATATCCCATACATCAGAGTAGCTAAGGTATGTGCCCTTTTTATCTTTTTTAACGCCTAGTGTTCCTTGCCCAAGACCCGGAACTTTCATTACATAACCACCTTTACCTTTTTCGTAAGGCAAGCCCGATTCTGTCAATAGTTTTTCCAAATCGGCTTCTGAGCGAATTCCAGATTCTAGAATTTTTCTACCTTGTTCTGTTTGGGTAAACATATTGTTCAAGATGTCGCTTTCAATAGCTGCCGACTTCATGTATTTTGAACCTTTCTCTGCGCCAACAGATGGTGTATATTCTGATTCCTCAAGGGTATTATATTGCTGAGGCTTGTTTGCTAACATATTCAACAAGTCCAATCTTGTTCTTGCTTCGTTTGATGGCATACCAGTGTATGGGTCAACGCCTTGCTGTGCGGCCTTTTCAGTTAAAACTCTATTTGGCTCTTTTTCTCCAAGGGCTGTATTTACTGCACGACCAAGCCAAGGCATTTGCTCACCGGTTTGCATATCCACATCATTGTAGTTGTATGGATTTACGTTTTCCGAAATATTTCTTAACGCTTTTCTGGTTAATAAAGACGCATTGAAAAGCGGTCCAGTTATAGGGTTTGTAAAAGCCTCGTTTGTCATTACATCAGCAAAAACATTCGCAGCTTTGCCAAGCATTTTTTTACCAAACGATGGTTCTTCTTTTTGTTTTTTCTTTGGTTGTTGAGCCTCTTGCTGAGAAACCTGTTGAGATATTCTTGACAGCAATTCACCACTAGCCGCATCTTCGCCTTCTTGCAAAAATGGCAATCTACTAACCGGTGAATTCATTCTACCAAATCCACTGTAAGATTTAAAAGGGGGCTGTGTTATACCAAGTGCCATCAAATCAATTTTCACAAATATACCACAAAATCACAGATTCACCACCGACCAAACGAAAAAAACAAAACACCCAAAAAAAAAAATTTGAAAATTCTGACAATTAATTTAATTAATGGATTGCAGCGCAACCTCGCTTAGACGTGTGGGGGGTGACGTTTTAAAACTGGGGGTGTGTTTTCCTTCGGGCAAATGGCAAAGCCAATGGCGGCGGGGGTTGGTTTTCGGTTTTCGGTTTCGTTTCGGGCTATGTTGTGTTATTGCGCTTTGTTGGTATCGGGTACGGGCAATTGTATTGCGGTTGATTGCGCTTCTTTGGTATCTTGTTTGGTGTTTGGGTATGTGTGTAAGGGGGTA